GCTGGTCAAGAAGGATGAAGGCATAAATAACAATATGGCAAAGAAAAGAGATAAAAAAATAAGTTGCGAGGGAAATGTTTGAGAGGAATTATCATAGTTTGTTTGATTAGGTCAAGACGCTTCATGAGAGAATCTACGGAGCGTTCTGGTATTTCTGGTTTCTTGATGTGGCATTTGGCAGCCAACTTATCCATAAGAGAGTTGATCACAGATGCACGAGAGAAAAGCATAGGGCCAGCGATGTTGTTTTCTACAGGTATCTCTGCAGGTCTTGTCAGAATTTCATCGGCAAAATCCATATTGATGGCCGTATGTGCATCCATCCAAGTTTCTGCATCCATGAGATGGGATAGCTTGGTACGACTCATACCGGTCTTGATTTCGTAGGCTTCTCTGTTTCAGATAGAAGGGCACGGTTGATGGACTGTTCCCAACGGACAATCCAAGGTTCCAAGGTGTACTTCACAAATTCGAGAGATTGCTGCTCAATATTAGAAAAGATGCGTCATCAAAGTCTCTCGGAAGACAAAGTACGTCATTTCTGGATTTGGCTCATCGTGAATCAGTCGATACAGAGGATGCTTGATTGCCTTTTCTTTACTACCGGAGTCAGTATACTTATAAACATGGACCGGCAGTCCTGCAATGGACCCCGAAAGAATCCTGACGCAGGCATAGACTGTAGTCATTTGCATGGCACTTCGTTCATTGACGGCTTTGTCAGAGTTGCTTCCACCAAAGAGAAAACGATAGGAGCTGCCATTGGTGCTATTGGTGGGCTTGTCTCTGGAATGAAATAGCCCCGATAAAAATCCCATAAATATTCCTTTCTGCCTTAAGAGGCGTATAAAATTCAAAGTTACGTCACAAAATAATTTGCGCAAATGCTTGCAATTGCAAGCAAAAGCGAACATAATAAAGAAAAGGGAGGCGATACTATGGCAAATACATCCGCTGTTTATGCAAGAATAGATACGAATCTCAAGGACAATGCTGAGAGTATTCTTTCTCAGCTTGGCATTTCTCCATCCAGTGCAATTCAGATGCTTTATAGCCAGATCGTACTGAAAAAAGGTATGCCGTTTGAATTGAAACTTCCTTCTTCTAAGCCATTAGCTGTTGGTGCAATGACCAGAGAAGAACTTGATGCACAACTCCAGAAGGGTGTTGATTCCATCAAAGAAGGAAAGGTATATTCTGCAGATGAAGTCGACGCGGTACTTGCAAAGGAGTTTGGCATATGACGGATAGCTATAATGTCGGCTATTCTGTAGATGCACTTGGTGATTTACGTAAAATCTATTCGTATATTGCGAATGAACTTCTTGTTCCGGAGACAGCCGCAGCTCAGCTGGGGCGCATACGAAAGGAAGTTCGTTCATTGGATTTTATGCCAGCTCGTTATACGTTAGTTGAATGGGAGCCTTGGCATTCGATGAAAATGCATCAGCTTCCGGTAGACAACTTTATTGTGTATTATCTTGTCGATGATAAAGAGAGGACAGTTCTGCTTCTGGGCAAGTAGCTCAGTATTGCCTGGATCCAGTTTCAGGAGCTTCTCGACATCCTTGAGCTGACTCTGCGTATTCTTGATTTCTGAATTGACACCCTTTAAGGCACTCTGAAGCTTGGTAGTATCGCCACCGATCTCGACCGTGATACCCTTAATTCTACTTCCCGCCATAACGCACCTCCTCCCTGCAAAATGGGCATAAAAATTGCCCGGCATTTCTGCCGAGCATAAAGAAAGCACCGATCAGATTTCTCCGACCGATGCTAATAAATTGCTATTCTATTGAGATTTACAAACAGGAAGTTATAAACATCTTTGCAAATATACCATATCTATTAACTGTACACCACACTCATAAATTGGGTGGTCATAATTGTCCGTAAAGAAATTCGGAATATTATGAGAACGGACAAATCCGCATTCTTCATAAAATGGTACGGTCAACGGGCTGTCACCTGTTCCAACTTGCAAAACAGAATATTCATCTGCATATTTACTGGCAAGAAAATCAATTAGTGCTTTCCCATAGCCCTTTCCCTGATTTTCTGGATCGACTGCGATATTCTTGATTTCAAGTATTGCGTTACCTTCATCGGTGACAACACATTCAGCTTTTACATTACCATCTTCAAGTACATACATATTACCTTTTTCAAGATAGCGATCAACCATGCTCTCCTGTTCATCAGCTAATAGCAATAATGATATAAACTGCTTTTTATTTTCATTCACTTCTCTGATTTTCATATCCATTACTCCGTCAAACTGGAAGTTTCACCTGTGTTGTTAAATTGGGGTTTACTCTTTGAAATCACTCTTAAGAACTGCATACTGCGCAGTGTCAATAAACGTGTCCTTTTTGTAATACTTTTGTCTAGCAATTCCTTCAAACCGCATTCCACACTTTGTTAATACATGTACAGATGCAACATTTCCATCAAACACTTCTGCCTGAACACGATTTAATTCAATCTCATCAAATGCATATTTTAGTACAGCTTGAAGCACTTCCGTCATTATACCTTGTCCCCAATACTGTGGCGAAAGCATATAGCATGTATCTGACATAAAACATGATTCTTCAACATTTCCCAAATTAATCGTTCCAATCAAATCATGATTTTCTTTCCATTCAATTACCCAATGAAAATATGTATCAGATTCATAATTATCTGCCCATTTATGTACCTTTTCTTTATATATTTCCATATCCGTTACGGGATTGAACGGAAAGTACCTGCAAACTTCTTCGTATTTTGCCCAGTTTTCATACATCATTTGATAATCGTCTGGAACAATTCTTCTCAATATACAACGTTCTGTATCTATTATTTTTGTACCAATTTTATTCATTGCACTCCTCCACAACTTCCGATTTGTACTTATTTCTTAAACAGCTCAGAATGTGGACCAAGGCGATAAAGCATCAAAACAAGAACATCTCCACAAATCTCATAAATAAGCAGCCAGTCCGGTTCGATGTGACACTCACGCGTACCTTTGTAGTTTCCTGTAAGGTCATGATCCCTGTATTTTGCATCCAGCGTACCGCCATTCGCCAGAATATCGATTACCTCAAACAGCTTATCAAGATTTTTATTTTGCTTTTTGGCAAGCTTCAAATCCTTTTTAAACTGATTGGTAAACTGAATGTCGTATTTCATACGTCGAGAGCTGCCTTAAGCGCATCCATACTGGAATAACGCGGAGCAGAAGGATCCTTCATCATTTTTCGGCCTTCCTCAATGGCAGCGGCTGTAGTATCATTTGGTACTTCCAGTTTTAATTCAAAAGGAATACCATGCTCACGGATAGCGGTTCTCAGGAATATATTTATAGCAGTTGTCATATTCAGACCAAGCTCATTGAAGATTTCCTCCGCCTGGTCCTTGATTGCCTTGTCTGTACGAATATTTAAATTAGTTGTTGCCATACAGAACACCTCCATTCAAGTGTAGTATACTCAAATGCACGTCTAATGTCAATACACTGTCATTATATAAGATGCATAAATTCTGCCAAAATGCATCAAAATCCCTCTGTGTAGCGATCTGCGCATAGCCTTTGTACTCATCATTGCTGCTTTCTGCGTACATGTCATTCACCATACCGATCGTGAGAAGGTCAAGGTCTCGGATGGAGATGCCGAGCTGTACGCAGCGAAGCAGAAACAATGGTGTGGTCATCGGGCGGTCAGTTGCGTGAAGTTTTTTAGACTCCACATCCGTCTGGACATTTAAGCCCCAAAGTTCGATGATTTTCGGAAGCACCTGGTAGATGGAGAAGGTGCTGAACTCATCAAGCCATTCCTCTGGGCTGTCCGGGATGGTGGGATCTGCATGCTTTGCCATGATGTAGGCGATGTTCTCAAACATCTCAAGGGAGAACATATCGAGATGGGAAGAACCCTCATCCCCGTTTCCGACAGCCTTTCCCAGCGCATCGAGATCCTTATAGATATCTCGATGGAACTTGATGCGATAAATACGCGGAATGGCGGCAGATACCTTGAAGGGCACCTGCTTTCCGTCAATCTCAATCTTCTGAATCATACTCATAATCCAATCACTCCTTTACTGCCTTTGCAGGCTTCGCTGCAGACTGCGTTGCTGCATCGCTCTCTGCCGCAGGCACATATACCGCCTTGCACCAATCAGCATAGGTGGTAGCATCCGTGGTATTTCCGGTCTTTGCTTTCACCATACCATTAGCAAGCGGTACCGCCTTCAGAGACAGCTTCTCCGTCTGCACCTCCTTGGAATCCTCATTCGTCTTTCCTTCGATGCCGGGACGGGAAGCGGAGCAGTTATACAGCACATGACGAATGTGCTTCTGGTCGCCATCAAACTCGAACAGGAGCGCAAATGCTGCAAGCTCCACCTCGGAGTTTTCAATCAGCACTCCCTTGGAATCTAGTGTTTCCTTCAGTACGTCCGTGCGGAAGGACTCCGGAATCAATGCAACCGTTTGCGGAAATAGCTGAGCAGCTAAACACAATAGCGAAAACGCATTTTGATGATTAAAGGAGGCACTTCATTTGGCAAAGAAAAAAGATGAGATAACCATCCGCTCAAGCGCAGCGGAATACCTGACCTATGTTGCCTCTGTAGGTGATCAGCAGGACAGCATAGAGATGCGCTATGAGGATGAAAATATATGGCTGACACAGAAAATGATGGCCACATTGTACGATGTGGATGTTCGTACAATCAATGAGCATATCAAGAAGATTTATTCTGATTCAGAGCTTGAGAAAGTTTCGTAAATGGATAAATCAGATTGCCAAGGACTACACCATCAAAGGATGGGGCATGGATGATGAACGGCTGAAACGAGGAACGTATCTGACAGAGAAGTATTTCGACGAGCAGTTAGAGCGCATCCGTGAGATCCGTGCCAGCGAAAGAAAATTCTATCAGAAGATCACTGACCTGTATGCGACAGCCATTGACTATGATAAAAATTCTGCAACGACGAGAAGATTTTATGCGACTGTTCAGAATAAAATGCATTATGCCGTTCATGGACATACGGCGGCTGAACTGATCGTGGAAAGAGCTGATCACACAAAAGAGCATATGGGATTAACCACCTGGGCAGATGCACCGGAAGGAAAGATTAAGAAAAGTGATGTTAATCCTGCGCATGTTAATATTAATAAAGTTCTAAGTGAACTGGATATGGATATATTCAAGTCAAAGAATCAGTTCTTTATAGATGCGGCAACTTATTATATAGAACATTTTGGACGGGAAGTACTGACAGAACCGAAGGAAAAGAAAGAGCCTCAATTTATATCAACTGAGGAAATGGCTGTCATAGAGGAGCGGATCAGACAGGAGGCAAGAGAAGAAGCAAGGCAGGAAGCAAACAAAGAGGTTATGAGCATGGTTGGCAGCATGCTGGCAGCTATGCAGGCTAACAAAGGTGCAATATCTATCATACAACAGCAGGCAGATACAGATGATAATGCTGATTCGGAAGATGATTTTTATGATGACGTTATTGCACAGAGCGCATTGAATTGGATGGAAAAAGATTGACTGCAGCAGTTAAAAATATTTGTGTTGTAAAAAGCAATACATGGTGGTACACTATAAGAAACAGGAGGTGCATACTATGGCAACAAAAACTGCAAATGTAACAGCGCGAATTCAACCGAATATA